AAGTCTGCATCTTCTTCAACAGCTTTTAAGAACTCATTGGTAATGTTGATACCGTTATGAAGATTAAGATTCTTACGATTGATATCACCACCGGATTCTTTACGCATGTTAATAAACTCTTCAATCTCTGGATGAGATATGTCCATGTATGCAGCATAAGAACCTCGTCTTGTTACGCCTTGGTTAAAGGCTAACATCTGAGAATCTACCACATGCATAAAGGGGATAGAACCAGTAGACTTACTACCGTGAGTAGTAGGTATACCATTACTACGGATATCTCCCCAATATCCACCAATACCTCCGCCTGAACTCGCCAACCAAATGTTTTCGTTGTAATGAGCAGAAAGACCGTCCCTGCTGTCAGGTACATAATTAAGAAAACAAGAGATAGGAAGCCCACGACTTGTTCCCCCGTTGCTAAGTATAGGGGTACTAAACATAAACCAACAACTGGAACTGTAGTGATAAAGTCGTTGAGCCAAATCAAAATCTGTTGACCCTTTGTAAGTTGCTCCAAAGATGGAGGCTCTTGCGAAGGCTTCTTGTGCATGTGTTTCATTCTCCCATAAGTATCTATCCTTAAGAGTATCAAGGCTAAACTTATCTAAATTTTTTTCATTACTATAATTAATTTTTATACCAAGATATTCCTTAATACCTACTTTATCTTCTACCATTATGTGTTCTCTGTGTCGTGTACATAAAGCATGATTATACCATAATGTAAAATTTTAAGCAAGTCTTTTCTGTTTTTTCCTTCTTTATTTCCATAGCGTTTAGCATACTTCATAATGTTACCGATTGTAAAACCTTCCCCATGTCCTGAGTCAATGATGATATCGGTGGCTTGATACTTATCTGATGCATAATGTTGGTTGTAAGTAGCATCAACATAATCTTTAAGTTCTTGAAGTAGTTTATCTTCATTAAATTTATAATTATTATTTTTCATTTTTCCATTCCTTAGGTAAAGTCTCTTCACTATACCATGTAAAGTTATTTGTTTCAGCCCATTCAGCATGGGTTCGTTTTGTTCCATCCTTCCTTACCTTTGCTCCCGGCATAGGAGAGAAAGGTTTTTGAAATAAAAATATTAGCTCTGTATTTTTAGGCAATGCTTTTCTAATATGAATATATTTACTGTACTCAGCATGGTCCCAAAATCTACCCTTTGCTTCTAATAAAATTGTCTTCCCGTTTATTTCTCTAACAAAGTCAGCTTCGTATTTATGTTCAACAACATACTGTATGACATCCCAATGGTGTTTCCAGTCTTGAAGTATACCCAAATGAATGTCATACTCCCATCGACTGTCATACCCTTTAGGTACGTTAATCTTTTTGGGTCTAGGTTTTCTAGGTACTCTTCTAGGCATTGATAAACCTGTGAGTTATCTCTTCAACTTTAGGTTCTCTTACAACTTTAGTAAGATAAGACATACCTTTCGAGTATTGAAAGACTCTCAAACCTTGTCCATCGTTAGAATCTTTATGGCATTCAAATTTATGAGGACACCAAGTACAGCCTCTTGCTAATTTAAAATTACCTGATGTCCCTTCTGATACAGGTTCATAACAAAAGTCAGGTAAAGTTTTATTTTTTACTTGTGCTTTAATTTGTTTAATCCTACTATCTATATTTGGCTTATCAAGTTCTTGTGGTTGAAACAAAGCTAATTCTCCTGTCTCTTTATTGATAGCCAAGAAACCACCGTTATCTGTACCTTCTGCTGATTCATACCCTGCAAGTTGAGCCATGTAACCAAAAGGGTCATCTTCTGCAAGAGTACCGTTTTTAAACTTTTGAAAGGCATAGTTAGAAGCAGACTTAATATCAATAACCTCACCATCAATCTTACAATCCATGTGTCCTAGGATACCGTTAACTTTAATTTCTTTTTGCTCATCAGTAACTTTATGACCACCAAGTTCTGTAAGAAATAAAACCACACGTTCAAGGATGTGACCATATAAAAACTTAATCATAGTAGGTGCGTTGATGCCTTTAGCTTCTCGTTCTGAATTCATATCAAACCATAACTGCCTACTAGGTTTTCCTATGTTAGACATCCTAAGTGTTGGTTTGGAATTAGCTTTAGGAGTTAACCAATCTCTTAATGCTTCTTTCATGTAGTTACCAAAGTCTTCTATTTGATCATCAGTTACATTAAGTGCTTCACCTCTTCCAAGTATTTCAACTTGAGAATAGATGTCTTCAATTAGTGTATTAAGCTGTTTCTTTTTCATGAGTTACCTCTGTTAAATTATTTATTATTTGAACAGCATCTTTAAGAGACATCTTAAACCATTCACCGTTTCTTTCTTTAGCTTTTGTTTCACATAACTTATGTGCTTTACGTTCTGCTTTTCTTCTATTGTTAAAAAACTTTTTATACCTTAACTCATAATCTCTATAAGGACTAGAAGTTTGATATTGATTACACCTGTCTTCAGCTTCAACAGCCATGCCAACTTTAATCCAACCCTTCCAAGCTTTGTTAGTAATCAAATATACCTCGCCTTCTTTTGTTAAAGTATATTGAGAAAGAGAAGAGAACGCTGCATCTTCAAATGTTTTATAGTGTCCTGCTTTATGTAATGGATGCTTTGTAGAAATATGTTTCCCATTAACATACATCCTATTACTATTCCTCTGTGTATGTTTTGGATTTGTTTTCCAACATTCAATACACACTTGAATATTCTTTTCTTTTCTTGACGGATACCAATTATCATCTGTTAACTCAGTACCACAATCTTTACAATTAATGTGTTTCATCCCAAGACCTCCCAATCTTAAACTCACCGTCTAATGCACACCTCATATTAAAATGCTCTGCTGCTTTAATAATACTATCTACAGCAAGTTGACCTACTTTATTAGCTTGACATTCTCTTACTTCAATTTGCCATTCGTCATGAATGTTTGCAACAAATTTATAATCAATGTCACTAAGTTTTAATCTATCATTAAGCAGCACTAAAGCTTTTTTCATTACAATAGCACCACCACCTTGAAGCAAACTATTTAAAGCAGCATGTTCACTTCGTATGTATATCTTCCGACCATCTAATCCTTTAAGGAATCCTCGTTTAGCTGCTCGTTGTACTTTTTCTTTAAGAGTTTTAAGTGCTGGTAAGTTGGTGAGAAAACGTTCTTTAAGTTCTTTGCCATGCTTTCTTGAACCTCCAACCACTGACCCAATCTTTTCATCTCCTGCTCCGTATACAAGGGCATAGATGAAAGTCTTTGCTGTATCTCTTGATTCAAGACCTGCAAGTTTTTGATTAGTCGTGTGTATGTCCCCGTTGATAACTTCATTAATGTACTCCTCGTCATCCATATAGTGTGCTAACATTCTAAGTTCTAATCCTGAAGCATCCACCCCGATTAAAACATTACCCTTTTCTACAGTCCAACAAGCTCTACATTCTTTACCGAAGGGACTGTATACTGCCGGTACTTGAGCTACGTTTGGATGGTTGTGAGACATACGACCAGTAATAGTTCCATTAGGAATAACTGAACCATGTACTCTACCATCTTCTTCTAAGGCATCCAACCAAGACTGTATCTGAGCAATACGCTTTTGATACAACAAGAAGTCTGCAATAAGTTTAGCTTCGTGTATATGAGTAATCTTTTTAAGTGTACCTTCATCTACAATTGGCTGACCTGTAGGTGTAAATCTTTTAGGCTCCCATCCAAAGTCAATTAAATACTCACCGATTTGTTTACGACTACCTAAATTAAATTCCTGCAACTCTTGTCGCATGAAAGGTTTATAATCACCACTTGCAATAAGTTTGTCATATTCTTCAGTAGTTAATCCTGACTTAGATAACTCACCGTCTTTTTTTATTTTAGGTGTAACAAGTTTTACATCCACTAACCTAGGTTTAAAAGTACGTTGTACTTCATCCGTCACTTCGTACATCTTACTTTTTAAATCAGCAAGTAACATGGTTGCTTTCTTTTCATCAAAAGCAAATCCATTATTTTCTTGATCGGAAATAACTTTAGCTACTTGATGCTCTAAAGCAATCGACTGATCACTAAAACCTACTTGTTCTTTAAGTAAGGTAAGGTAAACTAACTCATTTAATCTTACATCGTTACAACAATACTCAAGCATGAGAGGTGTGTACTCATCAAAGTTTACAGGCTGTTCTTGTTTAGCAAAGCCAACCCGATAACCCCACGTTTTTAAACTGTGCCCGTTCTCACGAATAGGTCGAAACAACCTAGACATTACCAAAGTATCTTCAATGTTTTTATCAAACAAATCAACACCTGCTAATTTTTTAATAACATCTAAATCAAATCTTAAAATGTTATGACCTATCAAAGTGTCAGCTTGTTTTAAAAACTCAAGCCCTTCCTCAAGTTTATGAGGTGGGAACTTATGAATAGGTCCATCTAGTTCTTTAGCTACAATACAATGAAGCTTTGTAGGTTTCAACCCATCACATTCTATATCAAATATAATTTTAGAATTCTGTGTTGTCAAATGTTTCCTCCTCTGATACTTCAAATAGTCTACCAGTTTCGTTGTTATATCTTAAGCTACATGCCAGTCCAGTATCACCTGTGTATCTTGATTTAAGTACACGTACTTTTGTAGTGTTAGCTTCTTCTTGGTTCTCTGCTTGTTGATTTCGTTCTAATGCAATCACACAATCAGATAACTGTGCTATACCTTGAGAACCTTTCAGGTGAGACAGTGATACTTCAACTCCATTCTCATGCCCTTTATCACCTGAGGCTCTACGTAAATGAGATACTAATATCATACCTACGCCTGTCTCTTCAACAAGACTACGTAATTTATTCATTAACATATCAATACCTCTACGTTCATCACCTTCATGTAAAACATTAACAAGCATATGTAAGTGATCGACTACTACCCATTTACATTCACAGCCTACAATGATGTATCTAAGTTTAGCAAAGATATCATCAATGTCTGTAGCACCTAAATGAGCATGGATAAAAACACGACCTTCAGGAATAACAGTATCAAACAACTTAGTTAATTGTTCTTCACTGTACTTATCACGTTTTTCATTTAAGTAAACCCTGTCATTAGCTTCGATAGATATAATTCCATCAGCAGTTCTAAGCCAGTTCTCTTCAAGGGCTACGATACCTACGTTATCTTTGGTGTTCTTAATGAGCC